CCGCCATTGTTAAACTTGCCGATCCGCGCGTGGCGCTCCGACTGGCGCGCCAGCAGGTCAATTTCTTTAAAGTCTTTCCCTTCTTTGTGCTCCTTCATGATGAGCTGGCAGTAGCGTGCGGCGGTGGTGAGCTGCATCTGATCCAGCGGCCCATAGTCACCCCACTTGTCGCGTTTTTTCCAGCTGTGAACGGTTGCAACTTTCTCGCCCAGCATTTCAGCAATGCGGGCTACGCGGTATCCCTGAAAGTACAGCAGCATGGCCTGCCGACGGGGATCGAGATCTGCGGGTGTCAGTGTGGTGTTCATGGCACAAACCTACAGCCTTGAATGACGGCTTTCCCCGCCTGCGGTTTGTGTGGTTGTCGGTACAAATACCGCGCATTGTTTCACTGCCCCCATCACCGCAACCATAAGGCTCCAGTAAGTTTTTTCTAACGGAGCACGGCTCATGACAGTGAAAGCAAAGCGTTTTCGCATCGGGGTGGAAGGTGCCACCACCGACGGACGCGAAATCCAGCGTGAATGGCTGGAACAGATGGCAGCCAGCTACAACCCGGCGGTGTATACCGCGCTGATTAACCTTGAGCACATCAAGTCTTATCTGCCGGACAGCACCTTTAACCGCTACGGCAAGGTGACGGCGCTGTTTGCTGAAGAAATCACGGAAGGTCCGCTGGCGGGCAAGATGGCGCTGTATGCCGACGTTGAGCCAACGGAGTCCCTGGTGGAGCTGGTGAAAAAAGGCCAGAAATTATTCACCTCTATGGAAGTCAGCCCGAAGTTTGCTGATACGGGCAAAGCCTACCTGGTCGGCCTGGCTGCCACTGATGATCCCGCCAGTCTGGGCACGGAAATGC